TACCAGTCCCTGCAGGTCCAAGTACAAACACTTGATTGTATGACTTTAGATGTTCAAGAAACTCACGCTGTCTTTCTGTTCTGGGTATAAGTCCAGAGGTCTGCTTGGCTTGAGCGTTCTTGTAGTTTGTCTTTCGGCGTGTCCGTGTTTGCTTCTTCGGCGGTTCCAAGTCTATGTTCATCTAGGTTATTTAATACCTCTATTGCTTGTTCTACAGTTAGTTTAAACCATTCTCCATTCGCTTCCTCTGCAAGCTTAGCTGCTTTAGTATGTGCTTCTTGCTCTGACTTGCGTCTATCATTAGAATATACACTGTGTTCTAGTACGTAGTCACGGTGTGGGCTGCTAGTTTGATAACCATTAAGTCTATCATTAGCATCAATAGCCATACCTATCTTAACCCAATCAGGCCATGCCTTGTTTGTTATAACGTATACGTAACCTTCTTTAACATCACTTATGCTAGACTGTTTAAAGATAGCATCGTTGATGTTTTTATAAAATCCTGGTTTTAATATTTTATACCAAGGACTTTTACGTGGGACGTATTTACCGTTTATGTAAATCTTACTTTGATTGTAAGCATTTTCTTTACCTTTAATGCAAGACTTACATTTATAGTCTTTCTTCTTTTTACTGGATGTGTACCAATTATCTTCGTTTAGCTCTACGCCACACCATATACAGTCAGTCATACTATTCTCCTCGTTAAAGAAAAGCCCAGCGCCTTAACGCTGAGCCTTACAGTCTTAGTCAGCCTCTGTGCCAACAATTAATTCTTTACCTGCTACGTAAGCATCTGTGCCTTTCTCAATAGCATATTCACCTGCTGGTACTGCTACATCTTTGACAACACCTACCGTAACCATAAAGGCTACAAACGTTGATACTACTGTTGCGAACATATTAATCTCCTTCTATATGTTTCTCTAGTTCTTGGTAGCCACCAATGTAGTCGCCACCTATTGTCCAAACTTGTGGTACTGTACGTATATCAGCTTTCTTGAATAAGTCAAGTATCCACTTTGAATCGTTGAGAGAGTAGTAATTTACCACTCCCCCGTTATCTCTTATAAGCCCTACCGCTTTGCTGCAGTACATACAGTCGGCTCTACCTACTACAACATATTGGTTCATACTAGGTCTACTATCTCACAGCTATCACCAGAGCAAGCCATTGTCTGCATAGCAACTGTGTTGTCTTCCTGTTCGTACTCGTTTAGCTTAGACCAATCAATACGTTTAGGCATTAGCTTCAGTAGCTCTTCATACTCTTCCTTCGTGCAGTCTTGGTAGGGTGCTTGCTGATAAGTATGGTCATTGTATGGTAGGAATGATACGCCTGACATCTCGTCAAAGTGTTCGTATACAAACGCACCCACAGCTAGCCATTCATGGTCACGAACTGAGATAGTCACCGATGGTTTATGCTCACACCAGTGTCGCTGATACGTAAGCCATGTCTCTAGCTGCTCAATAGCTGTCATATCATTACGTGTTACAGCTTTGTTAGGTGACTTCTGTGGGAAGCTAAACACTGTAGTTGTATCACCCTTAAACACACAAGGCTCAGCAGGGATGCCTTGATCAATCATGAACTGGGTAAGAGGGTCTTTGTTATCTCCCCGTACAGTCCGAATGTAATAAGGGTTATGACGAGCATGGATGCCACTAGCAGAGTCCACAAGTTGTGATACCGTCCCAGATGGTTTAACGCAAGTGATAGAAGCAGATACAGGGATACCAAGACGTTCAGCCCAAACAGCATTAGTATCAACTGCGACATTTCGTAAGTGTTCAAGGGTCTTCTCCAATCCTTTGTTCTTAGAAGTCATCAATGGGTTATCCATGATACCTGTTAGCGACACTCCAAGCAGTCGTTCTGCCTCAGTATTGTCTCGCCACACCTTTCGCAGATACGGGAACTTAGTGTAGGTGGACTGGATAGTTCCCAGAATTGTTGCCAACTTGACTTTTCGCTCCAAGTCTTCCACACTGTCTGTAGCACGTACCACAACTTCCGTAAGATTGCAGAACTGATAAGGCCGCAATATGATTTCACTACACGGGTTAGTTCCGAACTCATGATTAGGATCACGTCTGCCATACTTAGCAGCTTGTTTCTTAGATGCTTCACGGTTAAATACTCCTCGCTCTCCTGACTTACTCTCTACTAGAGCTAGCCACTCCCTCATAAATGTTTCGATGCTAGGTTTCTTAGTGTATGCCACTGAGTTATTAGCTAATGCTCTATAGCCGAAACGATATATGTTCTTCTCTGGTTCGTCCCACCAGATGCCCGACTTAGCATGGCGTAGACAATCATCGCCTAAGTTAGACAAAGATATCATAGCACTACGACGAACACCACCCACTACAACAATCTCTCCTATCTTGCACATTATATCATGGCATTCTATAGAAGATAACTCACGTCCTTGTGCTTCAGTAAATGTTTTTATAGCAAAGTTAAATAAGTCTACCAAAGGCGCTGGGCCTGATGCTCTACCGCCAAAGGTTTTTAGTCTTGCACCTGCAGGACGTACACGAGAGACATCCCACTTAGGAATCTCACCAGCCCATAGGAGTGCCAACACTTGACGGAAAGCCTTAGCCCACCCTTCCTTACTATCTTTAACGACAACGGTAGTGTCACTGTCATAGAGGACAGGCACTTCGGGAAGCTTAGATATGTATTGACGTTCAACAGAGAAGCCGACTCCAGTACCGCAGAGGAGGATGTACATCGCTTCGTCGAAGCTCTTAGGGTCATCTACGGGTAGGTATGAACAGTTGTACCCTGCTGTGTTGTCACGCTCTAGCGCTGGGCCAGCAGTCATCATAGCTCTCATAGATGGCATGATCTCTAACCCTAAAATAGCTTGCTCTAGGTCATGCTTAGTCTCAGCATCTACTTTGTCACCAATGACATTAGTAGAGTAACGTGTCACGGTATCATCCCATGACTCACGTCCGTAGTCGTCAAAGTATTTAGCGTAACGTGATTTATGAATAAATGATTGGTAGTCTGTCGGTAAGTAGTTGCTCATGATTTTTGTTTCACCTCTATCTGTTTAATCTCTGCATCTATATCGTATACAACATCCTGTATAAGCTGCTTCACAGTTTCCTCATACATCTCTTCTGATATAGGAAGTATGTTGTCTTCTTCATCTATATCTATAGTCATTTTAATATCAAACTTCATGCCGCCTTTTCCAGTAAATCAGTAAGATCGGGCTTCTTATAGTTTGGCCCTTTCATAACCTTGCCATCTTCACGTAGGATAGGATTGCCATTGCTGTCTAGCTTAGACATGTTACTGTCATGCACACGTGCGAATGCTTCCATGAATACATCCTCACCGTAGTACTGCAAGCCTTCCTCTAATGCACGACTGACCTGCCCTTGCTGCTTGAGAGACTTCTCTCGTTCATCATCACGCATTAGCATTCCTATATGTTCAGGTACTGTAAGTGATAGCCCTGTCGATACATATAGTAGATCACACAGTTCCTTCAAGTGGTTGTGTGTACCAAACTTCTCAGCACGATACTCTGCTAGCTCTTCATCAATCAAGCTGATCCACAAGCGTGGGTCTAGTGAACCTTTGAATGCTACAATAAAGTCTGCTACTTTCTCGTGTGGCATACGTGGGCGCATTGCTTCTATGTCATCTTCATTTATCATTTATGTAACTCCGTGTAACGTTTGCGTAGTCTGTTGAGATACCAGATAGCTTTATCAATATCTTCAAGACCATTCTTGTATTCGTGCCGCCAGAGATACTTTAGTACGTTAGCTGCGTGTGGTGCTGTATGTCCTGACATGTTCTCAGTCATAGCTTCGATAGCTTCAATGCATTCAATACCAGCTTGGTTGTAATGCACAGGTTTGTTTACTGGATCAATGTCATCTTCAAGTAGCATACTCTTTAGTGTTGGTTCTATCTTCATGCGTTACCCTTCGTCTTAGTCCATGTGTTCAATGAGTATACGTTACCTTCACGTGTAACTTGTAGCTCTTCTTCTTCATCTTCGATACCCATAAGATAGTTACGATGCTCTTCTACTAAGTCATACACATCAGGATGTTCTGCTGCTACATCAAGGAATGCTGACATCAGCGTAGCTACATTCATGATGTGTGCCATAACTACGTTAGGTACTGGGTTATCCTTAGATGTAACTAGCTCTATAGAGCAATCACCATCCCATTCATCTTCATAGTTGTTAGGGCGTATGACGATAGCTAGTTCATCGTCCCTTAATGTATGTCCCATTATACTTTCCTTTTTGTTTTGACTTCTATTCGTTTGACTTTGATCTCTTCACCATCTTCTTTCAACCACTCTTCAGGTATCACACGGTGCGCCCATTGAAAGCCGTACTTGTCACACCAATCACAATACCTAGACTTAGCACCTTTGTAAAGCTTAGCGTTAGCATTACTGAATACAAAGCGTATATCTAACTCAGGATGTTGGCGCTGTACCTCACGGTGTTTACGTCTATCTGCTGAATCAAATATGCCTTTAGTTTCTATTATGATACCGTTGTCAAGCACGAAGTCAGGAGTGTAGGTTCTATACTTTAAGTCTTCCCACTCTACCTTAAGCTGTTCGTATCTGACTTTCTTTTGTTTATCTTTGAGCCACGCAGCAACCTCTTTCTCTAGGCCACTGCGATAGCTCTTCAAGTGTCTACGCTGCGCCACGCTCATCCTCTAAGTACTCAGGTTGTACTAACACATAGTCCACCATAGGCGGTTGCTGTGCTGTAGACTTAACAGCAGGTAGTGTCTGTAGGTTAGGCCAGCACTTGTGTTTGAATGAGCAGAAGCCGCACTCAGAACCAAGCTTTAGGTTACCTGTAGCCTTACGATAGTGAGTCTCAGGGATAGCCTCGTAGCAACGCTCAAACGGTTTGTCTTCGTTGATGTGTGACACAGTAGCTTCGACTCGTTCAAGTACCTCACCAGTGTCTACACCTGATGCATCTACGTACTTAAACTCACCGTTAGCTTTGTTCACTACCCACCAACCACCAACGTCTAGCTCTGCTGCAGTAGCGTAGCCAACTAGCTGGGGGATATACCCAAAGCCATCACCTTGTGCTAATGCTTCTAGGCTAGCAAACTTGTTCTTGTATGACCAAGGAGATGCAGACTTAACGTCATCCACTTTGCCATCCATAACCATGTCGTACTCGCCATTGATCTCAGTACCATCACTAAGCTTAAGCGTAACGTTATCGTTGTCCTTGAAGTCAACATCAGCAGCACGAAGAAGTCCTTTGAAGACAGCCTCTACAATATCCCCAATGATCATGTTCATTAGGAAGTGTGGTGGTAGAGGTGCTTTCTCTTCAGGTTCATTCTTCTCAAACCACAACTGACAAGTCGGACGCCCAATGTTGGACATCCGTAGTTTAAACTTGTCACGTGGACCGCTGCTGAACTGTTTCTCTAATGCAGCCTCTACATCAGCAGCTACTTGCTTACGGATGTCTTCAGCCATGTCTGTCTCACCTTTACTAGCACGAGCTAGGTAATCGTAGACAGCTAGTTCAGCAGGGTGGTTCATTAGTCTGCCTCTTCTACGTTGACAAACTCAGCCACAATATCTGCGTCAGCTTCAGAGATAGTCTCTTTGTTCTTCTCGTCCCACTGACTTAGGATGTAAGAGTTCTGGTATTCGATGTACTCCATGAAGTTCTTCAGGGTATCCTGATCTTCAGGGGTAATGTCTACCTTGTCTCCTGCATTAAGTTTCATGATAGCATAGGTGTTACCGTTAGGTAATGTACCTTCCTCTGCACCTAAGTTGAACGTGTACTGGATAGGTAAGATGTTCTTACGTGTTAGTGAACCCAGCGCATTGTCCAATGCTTTAGTGCTTGACGGTGATACCTCATACACAAACGGCATAGGCTCACTAATAGTCTCAACAGGATTGCCCTGCTCGTCAATGCAATCATTAGCTGTCAGCATACCGAAGACAATCTTCTTGCGCTTAATGCTACGGATCAAGTCCTTAGTCTTCTCAGGCACAGAGTTCCAGTCTTCAATGTAACCAGAAGGTCTACCCAGGTTGAACGTACCCATGTTATCTTTTAGGTCACCCTTCAGGTCTGTACTCATGACAGTCTTCATCATGATCTCTTCAGCAGAGTTCCACTTGCTCCACTGTTGACGTACAGCAAAGATACGAATGCTAGGGTTAACGCTATACACTACGTTATCTTCACCACGTGAAATCTTGTATGCACCTGTAGGTACTACTTCAGTCTTGACTGACTTGCCATTGACTTCGATGTTACCCATGATACCGTTGTGGATCAGGTTAACCCGTGGTAGGGACACACTCTTTGTCTCACCACCTGATGATGTTACACCAATGGCTTCAGCCAAAGACATACCAAGATCGTTTGCGATTGATAGTTCTGTACTCATACTTACTTCCTTTTCGTAAAGTTAAAAGATGCTTAGTTATACTCTAAACGTCAGACATGTCAAGCCAATTATCACCAAGTTTTGCTTCTAATAATAGAGGCACATTCATGGTAACACCGTAAGCCTTTTCAACTAAAGAGTTTAAGTCTTCGTTCATATCCGTAATAGTTTGTATTACTTCTTTAGTCTCGTCTGGATGTACGTCAATCACTACTGAATCGTGTACAGAGTTAACTAAACATGATTGCATATCCCAAAGCCTACGCTCTATCTCACATAGCACAACAGGTACAACATCACCTGTAGCAAAACCTTGTACTGGATAGTTCTTGATCATCGTGAAGTGTGTCACACTACCGTTGCTACGTCTTGTCACATCAGGGAAAGCGTACTGTCTGCCACTCACATTAGTGATCTTCATGAACCGCATTGCTTCATCAGCTAACTTCTTGTGCCACTTGGCTACGCCTTTGTATTTCTCTGTGAAGTGTTCGTAGTATGCAGCAACAGCCTTGCTTCTACCGTATCCAGTAGCTCCGAAGAGTGGAGCAAAGGTGTGGGCCTTGGCTTCTTGGCGTGACGTAGGTTCACCTGCATCAGTGATAACCTGTGCTGTGTAACTGTGTACGTCAAACCCTGTAGCAATTTCTTCCATAGCAACTTCATCTTGTGCAAGGAACGCAGCAGTTCTAAACTCAAGCTGGGCAAAGTCAGCCTCACATATCTTACCGCCACTCCACCTTGACACGAAGACACGTTTCACGGGGAAGGTTCCACCTCTTGGCATGTTTTGCATGTTGGGATTGCGTCCAGAGAATCTACCTGTACTGGTGATGTGCTGAGTGAGTCCCACGT